CGCCGGCCCCTCGTCCAAAAACATAGATTTCTGCAAAGAAGAACACGACCAGTTGTGGGTCTGTAATGATTTTTATAAAAATGAAAAACATAAAAATATAAAAGCGGACATATTTTACATGTCTTCAGCCGTACAAGAAAAGCAAGAATCCTTTAATAGAATGAACAAAGAAAACAATCTTATAACTTTCTTTGATATTAACGCTAATAGAAATGTTAACACTATAAAAAAATATAGAGAATCATTTAAAGATAGATTGATCTTGTATAGTAGTAGGTTGTTCACTACAGTGGGTACGATGCCACGTTTGATAAATCTAGCATGCGCACTCGGAGCAAAAAAAATATCATTTGCTGGAATGGATGGCCACTCAAAAGAGCACTTTGAGAAAGGAGAGTCGTTCTCTTCTTTTGAATTAGGTTGGAAAACTATACCCAGTGGGCAGTCTTTTGGCTCACAAAGAAGAGAATATCTGCTATTTTGGGAATATATCAAAAAAAGATACCCAAATGTTATGTTTGTTAACTACGGAGATTTATATGAACATAATGTAAGCAAAAATATACTAGGAAAATTTTTTAAATAAAACAATAAAGGAGAGGCCGTTATGATTGTTTATGTTGATATAGACGAGACAATATGCATAAATTTAGAAAATAGAGACTATTCCAAAGCGACTCCAATAGAAAAAAATATTAAAAAAATTAATGAAATGTACGATAATGGAGATAAAATAGTCTATTGGACTGCAAGAGGAACAACAACTGGTATTAGTTGGCGAGAAGTTACAGAAGAGCAATTTGCTCGGTGGGGAGTAAAGTATCACGAGTTACACTTTGGAAAGCCAAACTATGACCTTTTTATAGACGATAAAAATATAAATTCTGAAAGATTTTTTAAGGAGAATTAACATGAAATTATCAGATCAAGCAATGGGGGCCATCATGATGGCTTTACAGAAAAGCCTCCTAGAACAAACAGACATCGTTCCAACACTCAAATCATTTGAGTTTAAGTGTGGTGAAGATGAGTGTTTATTGGTGACAAATCCACCAAAGTTTAAAATAGACAATGATATTTTCGCACCAGAGGTTGAAAAGACTACCGGCTCAGATTAAAATGCCAAGATATATATACGAATGTGAAGCATGTAATGGGGAGTTTGAGATATCGCACGGTATGTTTCACGAACAAAGAGAGTGCATCCTTTGCAAAAGGTTAGGCACTATAACTAAGAAACCTAGCTTTAGAATAAAAAAACAACTATCTGAGGCTCCTTCTCGTGTTGGCAAAGTTGTAGATGAGTTTATTGAAGATGCTAAAAAAGAACTTAAGAAGCAAAAAAAAGATCTTAAGTCGGAGGAGTTTTAATGTTAGAGATTATTCTATTGATTTTTAGTTTTATTATAAATGTTGGATTGGTTTTTTATGCACGTTGGCTAATCAAGATAATAAAAACAAAAGAAGAAGAGAACAACAATACATCAGAGATACTAGCAGAATATGTTGGTCACGTTAAGTCCGTCCATGAAATGGAAATGTTCTATGGCGACCCAACATTACAGGCTTTGTTGGCCCATGGGAAAGAGTTGGTGAATAGGATTGAGGACTTTGATTACATTCTTTACGAAAGGGAGGAAGAAGAGGAAATAGTTGATGAGTGAAGAAGTTAAAGCCCCACCTAGGCGCCGCCGCCGCAAAAGAACAAAAAACCTTTATTTTACGAAGGTTCATGAAGATGCAATAATTGAATATTGTAGATCAAGTTCTTACAGAGAAAGGTCCAAGTTGTATGAAGACCTGATTCAGCCTGCATTCAGTGAAATGGTTAACAAGATAATATTCACATATAAATTTAATATCCTTCCAAACATAGACCAGCTTAGGGATGATTGCAAGGTTTGGCTAACTACGATTTTAAACAAATACGATCCAGATAAAGGTTCTAAGGCGTTCTCTTACTTTTCCGTGGTTACTAAGAATTGGTTTATTCACAAAGTAAAGCAAAATTCAAAAAAAATAAAAAAAGAAGTTTCTTTTGAAAATTTAGTGGAAAATGGAGGTTCTGATGTTTTGGGTACAACAGACCCAGGAGAGTCTTATCTAGAACAAAGAATTGAAATTGAATATTGGAATAACTTATTAGAGCAGATAGAAAAATGGGATAGTGCGAATATAAAGCATAATGAAAAATTAGTTTTAGAGGCAGTAAAAGTTCTACTTCACAATATTGAAGACATTGAGATTTTTAATAAAAAAGCAATTTATCTATATTTAAGAGAACTTACAGGTCTTAATACCAAGCAGGTTGTCAACAATCTTAATAAGTTAAGAGAAAAATATAGAAACTTTAAGAATAAGTGGGATAAAGAGTAATATTTTTTGCTTAAAAATATTTATAATATGTCAAAAGAAGTAGAAAATTTTATAGAACAAGCAAAAAACAACATCACAGAAGATCGTGCCGCAACAAAAACGTTGTTGATGAACTTGATGAAATATATGCAATCCAGTGATGATAGACATCGAGAGGTAGGTCTTGTTGCGGCAAAGTATCTGGAAACATTGCAGAGATCAAACGAGCAATTAGTTAAATTAGCTTCTTTGGTTCAAAAAAAGACATCAGCAAATCAAAACATAACTGATGAAGACAAAAAGGAATTGTTTGATTTAATAAATGAAGCAAACAATAAAGAGGATTAGCAAGTGTCTTTTGATAGCATAGTATCTCCAAAGATAGGAGAAAATAGGCCGAAAGCAAACCACCCAGGGACTGGTAAAAAGGCTGATGTTTTAAATTATGTTCTTTATGAACAAATAAAAGGAGAAGGTAACAAACCTCATGTAAATGTAAAGTTTAGAGGCCTTGTGATATACGCTGCGACCATTAGCCTTGAAGAGCTAAAAAAGAAGTACGACAGTGCGTTTGTAGAATATTGTACGAAAGCTTCTCCAAATGTTAAGAGTGATGGAAAAATATCTGATTTACGAATAATGGAATGTATTGTTTATATACAAGAACTCTGTGCTTGTCTACCGCAGCCAAGTGACACAGATAAGTACTTTGAAGTCATGATTAAGAAAAATAAGAAACCGAAAAAAGGGGAAGAAACAAAAAAGTTGAGAGAGGAAGATAGGTTGCCTGGCTTAAGCGTAAAGGATCTAAAGCAGATAGAAAGATACCCTAGAGCTTACATGGTTTTGAAAAACGACTCAGAAGAAGTTAAGATGCAAACTATAGTAGATGTGCAGTTTCCATACAATTTTGATTTCTCATACGGGGTTATAACGGGCACTTCACCAAGGTAAACACCATGAAAGTTACAAAAAAACCAATATATGCATTTGAAAAAAGACCAGATGGTAATACGGCCGCGACCTATACAGTAGAGATAGACGGTGAAGAATATAGAACTTTTGTTATTGGCAGTTCAGAATCTGATGCTTTTAACACTCTAAAGCAAAGGGTTAGTAAATCTCTTTTAAATTCAAAACATGGAGAGGTTTTTAGACGAAATAATCGCGATGTTGATGCTGTGTTGGGTACCCCAACAAAGTCTCGACCAGATGAAGTCTTACAAAGAAAACAAAGTAAGCGACCAGAACAACAAGAAGAAAAAACTATTTCTCAATCTCAAAATTCTACTAATCCGCAAAAGGATAAGCCTAAAAATATATTTGTAAAAGGCAGGAAGAAAAACCATGTAAAGTGGCAAAGATACAAAGACAGAATTGATTTAGATGGCGTTGGGGATATAGAACTCAAGGAGCCTGTACCAGAATTGTTTTTACGCCCTGGTGATGAAAAAATACAAAGTAAAAACAACTCAGCTATAATATTAGGTAGAGACCATTCACCTAGAAACTCTAAAATGAAATATTCTAGAAGCTTGTTTGATAGGGAGTACAACTCAGGGTTCTCAGACCACATGGGGGCAGGTGCTATAGATATCGTCGCTGGGCGTATGGCTCCATTCGCTTTAGAATCTATTGCGGGGCAGTCTCTTGTTTTTGCTCCGTCTTTCAACACGTTCCGCCCCCCAGAGCTTCAAGATTACGATTTAGAGTATGGTAAGCACCCAGGTATGGTGATGGACGCTGCTCGTATTTATATCAGTCAGATGACAATAATAGATAAGAACTTTAACATAAAAGAAGACATACGAAACGCCGGCGGCGTTGCAGATACTGCAGCACCAACTAGTGGAATTATGCTTAAGGCAGATAAAGTTCGATTACATTCAAGGCAAGATATTAAGATTGTTACCGGCGGACCCTATGAGTATGTAAATTCTCAAGGTAATACAATCACTAGAAACAACGGAATACACTTAATCGCTGAAAACGGAGAGGATAGGGATGGTACTGTAGTGCCACAACAACCAATGGTTCTAGGGAATAATCTAGTAGACTGTATAAATTCTATTTTGCAGCTTATTAAGCAATTAAATGATCGGGTTGACACTTTTGTTGCACAGCAAAATAAGTTTAACATACAAATTGGTACAGGGTTCGATATGTTGCCGGTTCCTTCGGGCTTATCCGTAAGAGATCCCAAAACACAGTGGGAGACTTTAGTTACAACCATAAAAGGCATTGAAAATCGTATTGATGGGTTTAAGATAGATGTAAACAATTTTAACAGAATTACTAATTATCTAACAGATACAAACAAAGAAACATCAATACTGAGCAGATTCAATACTGTGAATTAAGTGAAATGGCTTCAAGAATATATAAATTAGAACTTAGAAACCCAGAGACAGATGAGAAAGTTGATTTCGGTCAGCGTCGACTTGGAGATGTTGGCAGGGACATACTTATCGTTAAACGTGCTTTAGGTACAATTGTTACGTATGCCTCGCTTCTAGAGGCCGATGATGATAACCCATCATTAGAAGATCCACAAGGTTGGTTTGATTGCTCATCAGGTATGAAGGTGTCTAATATAGAGGCTGCGACCTTTGACAGCAACATGCAAACATATCTAACAAAATTTCAGTTAGATAATCAATTTTATATTCTCTGCTATTTGTTTACAAAGTTTGGCATAAATCAAAGTTTCGAAGACCTAAATAGCGTAGATCAACGGCCGTTTGCAGGGAGCCCAGATCTTGAGACAAGACTAAATAGAAGTCCACTTCATAGAAGACCATCTGGCTTTAACACAACAGAAATTAGCGAATATATGCAAAGTAATTATGCTGCTACTCAAATAGAATTAATAAACAGAATGTTTCAAGATGAATTTGGCAAACTAGGTGAAGCTACATTGGCTGTTTTACACGGGTGGCGCCCAAGAACAAGAGTTGGAAATAACACATATCATCATGATCCTGTGGTTTTTGCAGATGAATCAGGCGCTTACGACTTGGCTCTTTTGGGTCTTTATGATTCTTTTACTCAAGGATTTCTAACACAGAAAGTTGAGAATACACCAGATTTATTAGAGCCTAGACAAAACTTTCAATCTTATTTGGGTAATAAGCCGCAAGGTTTGGTGTTTTTGGAAAACTATAAATCACAAGTAGCTGAAAGCGAAAGGTTAAATTTTAATACAGACTCTTCAGAGTATGTCATTAAATCTTCTTACTTTGGTGGGCTTAGATACAGAATAGTGTCACCTGATAATAATAGCCCTCTTTACGATGCTTTTATTGAAATTTCAAATGAGTATCCAAGACCAAGAGAAGTTTCTTTGATGTCGGACAGTGATTTTTCAGAAACTTTGTTTCGAGCATTTGAGCCAGATCCATTAATCGATCCAGATCCTTTTATAATAGACTCTAGCAGAATAGGCTTTTTTGATAAAACCGAATACACTCTCTCTAATCTACCGCCGTTTTTAAGGGAAAATCCATCCCCACAAGACCTACAGAGCTATCAAGAAGCAATATTGCTTCTTGAAGATCAGGCTTTAACAAAAGTGTTAGAGTTTTACAACAAGCCACAAGCTTGGTTTCACAACCCATTAGACGGTCGGTTCCAAGCTCTCTATGGGTATGATATGGAGATAACACCAAATCATGATGGAACATATCGCTCACAAAGCGATTTTGTATTGTCCACTAATGTAAGTATAGAAGAGTATGACTTAATAGCAAGAGCTGAAAATTGGTCAACAATTGAAGGGGATGATATTGAATCACCCTTGATAAAATTTATAGAATTCAGAACTCCCTCGCTGAGACCTGGAGACAAATACCGAGCAAAGTTCGAAATAAATAGAAAAAAACTAGAATATATAACAGACGGTGTTGAATTTGAAGACGAAGCAGATCAAGAGATAGCACCACTTCCTGAAGCCTGGGCTAGTGAAGAAATTGAAATAGCTGAATCTTGCGAGCAGCAGCCAGTCAGCAAAGGAGAACAGGAAAGAAGATATCAGGAATACAAAGCTTTAGCCAAAAAAAGAAAACAGGAAATAGCTCGCACAATTCGAGAAAAGACACTAGAAAATTATAATAATAATCAATCATTAGACAGAGCCAGTATAAATCTAGGGGTCTTTGGTAACACTAACATCGACTTAGGACAGAACAGTTATGAATATACAAACACTGTTTTAAACGCAGCCTCTGGACTAGTGACCTCAGCTGGTACAACAGCTGGCGTAACGAGCCCAAAGTTATCCGACTTTAAAAAACTGCAGGTAACTTTTGCAGATTTAGAAGAATTAATTACAAACTCCGCGGACAATTTAAAAAAAGCACAAGAAAATTGCGAAACAGAGGGTGTATCCATTCAGCCACTAACATTTAACGCTAATACAGAATCGTCTAAGTTAAAAACAATCCCTGCACAATTAAAGAATTTTGTTAAGAAGAAAAATAAAAAATTTGATTTTGGTGCAAATTCAAAAGGCAATATGAAACTTAGCGGTTTCGCAGGAACAGAATCAACATTAGATTTTCAATTTGCACCATCTCCCGCGGGCACTGGCCTAGTGGTTAGTAGTTTAAGCGCAGGAGGCAAATCATTAAGCGTTGATGAGCTTACCACAAGTGTTCCTGCTCTAAGGAGCCCAAGAACTGTTTCTTATCTTGCCCAGTCAAGAGTTATGGGTGATACTATTGGGTTCTTGGGATTTAGGTCTCTAGAGTGTGAAAAAATAGGAATAGGAAAACTTGGCCTTTCGTTTATAATAAAGCACACAGTTGGAATATCAGGTGAAAGTGACAACGAATTTAACCCTATAAATCAATGGGCAAAAAACAATATAGAAGACCCTAGAAAACGTTGGGAACAGTTTAAAAAGAAGAATGACTTATCGGCAAAGTTAAAGATTAAGTTTGGTGAAGACGACATATTGTCAGTTTTTGCCGATCAGTGCAGCTCCCTAAAGGAGTTATTGCAAGGCGTAGCTAATATTATATCCCCGGGTGCAATTCTATGTAAACTGATACAATGCTTAAAGTTACCAGCTTTTGATGTAAAAATTCCTGATTTTAATTTAAATTTTAATATAGATTTGGCTATATGGGGATGGTATCGGGATCTTATAAAGAACCTTTTAAAACAATGGGAAGAGATACTTACTCAATTTTTGTGTGTTTTTGTTAAGGCCCTATTAGATATTCTTAATGCTCCGCTCTGCCAAGAGCAATTAAGAGACCAACTTTATGGCTCCGGAGCCGGGTCGACAGGAGACATCAAAAGAGCGTTGATAGATGGATTAACTGATCTTTCAATCAGTCCTGAAAATATAGAAAAAACAAAACAACTAATAGATGAGATGGCTTTATTTCTAACTGGAGAAGAATTATGTAGGGTCTTAGAGGGAGGTGAAGTGGATGCAGCAACAATGCACATGATCTTAACTCTTGCTGAGAACCTAGGAATCGATGAAGTTGGACTTGAGCAAAACTTAAGAGAGTTATTTGAAACAATAGCGGTCTTTCTTCCGCCAAACTTTTGCGATAACTTAAGAGAATCTTCAACCGTTATAGGTTCTGCTACTTGTGCTGAAACTTCTTCATTGCTAGATCAAATAAGAAGACAAATGTTAACCAGTGGCGCAAGCGATGAGGATATAAAAAACGCAGTTGATCTAGCAAATAAAAACCTTTTAGATCAAGCGAAAGCCATAGAAGCGCTAGGTGAAAAAGGATTGAACGCGATAGTTCCAAAAATACTTGAATTTGGTAATCCTGATGCACTGATTAATAAGTTACCAGATGCACTTTCACAGCAAATAAACAATACAGCAAAAAGTTTATTTAATTCGGCACATATAGGTTATGTAGGATCTTTGTCAAACTTTGGTCCTTCGCTCTTTTTGCAGTCTAGCCGACTTCCAAAACCATCTGACCCGGAATATAACGAAGAATCTACAATAATTGTTCAGACAATATTGGAAAATTTAAAGTTGTATGGTGCAATTGGAAATGAAAGAAATTCTCCAAACATTGAATCGGCAACTGAGCAGCTTCATGTTCTTTATCAAATTTATGAATTATCAAGAGATCCTGTTTCAGGAGTTATGGTACCAGCATACTATATGCAACCAGATGGGCAAACTATACAGGTACCACAAGATGCAGTAAGAAGTTACCCTAGGCTAACTGATATAGAATTGCAAAGTGAAGTGGATTTTGAAAAACTGTTTTTGAATCCTGTTGGTTTTAGACAAAATTCTTTTTATGACGTAGATGAAAATGAAAACATAGTCAGTATGGACAACAGCCTAAAGATCAACAATCGATCTGTACGTGTCATTAATGCAACGCGTAGGCAAATGAGACTACCTCTCTCCTCGAAGGAGTCGTTCGGTATGTTTGGGCTCCCAGTAGGTGAAGATTCGTTACTTATAGATTTTAGCTTTATAGGTTCTTATAAAATAGTAGAGAAAGCAGAAGACGATGAAACAGTCACACCAGAGGAAGGCAGGCTTCAATTTTTGCTAGAAAGAATTCAAAATAGATTAACTTTTTTGCAAAACACTTTACAAGTACATCTGCAAAATATATCTAATCCCATAAATGAAGAAGATTATCTTAAAATAATTAAAACAGCTCTTGACTTTTCTTATGAAAATTCCAGAGAAAGATTACGTTCCACAAACAATCCTGAGCTTATTAATGTAGAGCCTGGACGCCAAGACGGCAACGATCGAGGAACAGCAAGACAAAGGCTTTCTTTAAATTTAAATCTTGGGCCAATAGTTTCAAATATTGAATTAAATGAATTTGCTAGTACCGAAAACACAAATCGATTTGATCCTTATACGATTATTATTAATAATAGTCCATTGTTCTCCGGTCCACAAACATTTGAGTACTGTGACAAAATACCAGGACCAGGACTAAATGAGGAAACACTAACGCAAGAACAAGCAGAAAACAGAGATATGTTTGAGCAAGCGATTGCGGATATACCACCTGGTCTGTATACGAGAAAAGAGCTTTTTGCAAGAAGCTTTTGGGAAAATGTAAAGCGAAAAGTAAATTTTATTTATCGACGTGAACGCCCGGATGAAAATGCTGATAGACAAGTTGCAACTCTTCAAAATTACTTAAATAACTTTTTGAGGCAACATGTTTATGATAGAGAGGCGCCAAACTTTACAGAAGGTGTATTTGAACAAATCTTTTTTTCGTTGAGAGACTCAAGAATTTATGATGAGCAAAATTATTATGAAGAACTAAAAAGGAGAGTATCAGGGGAAGCATATTTTTCAGAAAACGATGATTGTTATAAAAATCGATACAATGTCTCTCAATTTGGTATATTATCATTTGAAAAGATGGTAACAGATGAGTTAGCAAACGAAATAGCAAAAGAGATAAATAAACCAGAAAACGACCCTTATGTTCTGGATTTTGATGATTTGGGGCCTGTACAAAAAGCAATACAAAATGTTTGCTTGCTGGGGTTTGTTAGGGTGTGTATTGTAGAATTGATGCTAAAAGGTTCTTTAGCTTACTCTGTTTGGGATGTTGAGGGTGTTGCTGACGAGCCTTTTATGAAAGATTTCGTGTACCGTTTTGTACGAGAGGAAATAGATAGGCACCCATCTCTTCAGGGAAAGTGGGAAAAGGTTATCACTCGAATGACAGGTATTGATCAATCGACTTTTGCACTTAAGGACTTAGTCCAAAAGCAAATGATTCGAGTCCAAGGGGCATCTAAAAAAGTATTTCAAAATGGTGATAATATAGATTACTTTAACTGGTTTATACGTTATTTTGTACCACAAGTAGAGGTCTCTAGAGACATAGCTAATAGGGACGATGTAGCTTTAATACGCGGAGTCGATGCACTTTCTTTGGGAGACGAAGGTCAAATAGAGGGGCAAGTAAGGATAGATGCAGAGATACCAGATAAATTTTACTGGCAACATCCTTTGCTAAATGAAAGAAATCTTATACAAGATGAATCATCTGGAACAATAGATGTTATAAAAAGAGCATCTGATTTACTATCTGGAAATAATCCTTTCTTTCATATAGAACACCTCCTAGAGGTTACTGGTCCTTTGGCGAGACTTGAATCTTTAATATTGCCCGGGCGGCAAGTAATTAATTCAATAATAAATGCTGACGCATCAGACCCTGAAGATAATGATTTGACAACGATAGTTATGCCAATTCTCAACCTTTCCCGAAGAAGCCCAGAAAGATTAAATATTGCGGATGCTTATCTTAGAACTAATTTACCCGCAATAAATATTGATAACTATGACTTTAGAAACACCCCGGAGTTGCCCGAAGGCGCCAGGGGCTCATCGGCTGAAGGTCAAGGTGATCTAAACGAAGAGCATGAGATATATCATATAGATGATTTTATTGACGGCCTTAACAGTGTTATGAATTCTGACAATGTAGAAAAGATATTTTTGCACTATAGGGGCTTAATGCATTATGATGAAAGCCCGGACCCTCCTGGTGGCCGCGACAGAAACACTACAGTACCAGCTGCAAATGCAAGACCTGAAGTAATAAGGCGTACACCAACAAGATTTATAACTAGAAAACGAAGAATAGTGCACTTTAGTCAAGACTTTTTGACAAGTCGCAATCCCGCAATTTCTTCCGGTGAGGCTGCAGCTTATATAACCAGGCTGTTTAATAACCCAACTTTCTTGGGGGAAGATGAATATTCAACACAGAAGTTTGATCAGTTTGGTGACTTAGTTAGTATTTCAGATGAAATTGTCAAATATCACATAGTTCCATCAAACGGAGAAGAGCTCTTAGCACTTCAGGCTTCTGGCGAAAGTATAGATATAACTGAGGATAACAGGTTTAGGCTGTATAATGCTTCTAGTAATGGGATGGCTGTCGATAACAGCCATGGCGACTATGTAGATCACGTTTTTCGAGACGCAGGCCGCGACGCTGATGACCTGCCGTATACCACAATTGGAGCAATTAGGTATGACACCGGCCGCGGTTTATTTCCCAACTTCGGCCGCGGCCTTAAAAAAGATTTGGAGATAGAAAACATCGAAGGAGACCAGTCGCCATATAATATATTATCAGTTGACAGAAGCTTCAACCCTTTAGTAAGCGAAAAGATATTTGATAATCCTCTAGGCACAGTGTTGCCTAACCAGAATCAATCAGAATTGGAGTCTTTTAACAGTATAAAATCTGGATATGAAAACCCCCATGAAGAAACTTGGGTAGAGACAGTGTTTAATTTTACTGATACTGCATCTGTGATAGCTGGTTTACATGGCTCTTTTACAATAGGGGAAACATTTGATAATGCTGTTAGTAAATTCGAGCCTACAAGAAATACAAAACGCGCCTTTGAAGATCGTTTAAGACCAGTAATAGATCGACTTTCGACTATTGCTGGTCGACCAGAAAGGGGTTATGACAACGCATTCGTCAGAGATACAAGAGATAAAAAATTAACTCAATATGGAAGAACGATATTTTTAAGAGAGGCAGAGGGACTTGCAAGTAGTGATGTATATCTCGCGAGACCTATGGGTATTGACAGGTTTACAAATGTAGAGATGACTACTGATTGGTTAATTCCTTCAATTGAAGAGATCCGGCGAGTTCAGCCGGCTGAATTATTAGATTTCAGTTTTCTCGCTAATAGAGAACAGCGCGATCGTCGCGACTCGTTGAAGCTAGTCATCGATCATGACCCAGAGCGAATCAGGCAGGGTTTGTCACCGCGCGCAGAGAATTTGTTACCTCCTAATTTTTATAAAATACCTATAAGAGTTCTAATAACACAAGTCTATGATTCAAATAGTGATTTTGCTAGAGAAGTATTTTGCAAAGTTGTTCCTCCCAAGTACATTAGAAGTATACATGATGATTCTCTTCTTCAGGAAAATATAGATAAGTTAAACGTAGCTTTACAGAACATTGTAGATGAATATGTTCAGTATGTTAATAACCACGATAGATTCGAGGTACAGGAAGAAGTTCCTGAATTTACTACAGATTTTAGCAGAAGACACACTAGGGCTAGAAATGAATCAAATATAGATAGGCAATCATTACCACAATATTGCTCTATAGAGAGAATATATTCAAGGGTGTTTCAAGACGAAGTCACCGCTCCGGAATTTAATACATCAGATGATTTAGATTTGCTATTCCAGGACCGCGGTAGTTTAATGATTAATCGCGCTGCAACGATTCCTCTAAATACTGTAGATCTTGATCAAGAACAATTCAAACAAAATCTTATTAGAGATTGGCATCACCGCCAAGAATCTTGTAATTATATGTATTTTATTTCTAAAGATGAAAATCTATTATCGAACAAAAATGCCTTTCATAGGACTGTTTTTTCTTTAAGGAACATTTTTCAGTGGTACTTAAGAACTAGAAGAACAAACACCTTATGGGGGCTCTTAACGAATAAGGGCAACAACAAAGAAACAGGAAGACAACAGTTAATCCCATTGGCACATAGTTTTGGTCTAGCCCAACGAGGCGCCCGCGCCCGCCGTGATGCCCAGTTCGGCGCGCGCAATACCGACCGGATTAGTTGGGCCTCGACTGTACTACCAAGGAAAAGATGGGATAATTACGTCGGAGATTTTGATGAAGAGTTAGACGGTGCACGCGCCGACCGCGGTTACTTGGATCTAGAAGACCAGCCAGGTCTTGTTACTTTGTACCCAGGTGACGATGATGTTGACTCAATATTAGAAGAAGGTCTGTCCGGAGATTCAGATGGGCTTCGAAGAATAAACAAGCAAGATTACACAAGCTGGAACTTTTATGGAGAGGGTGAACTTCTTGCTCATCTTGACCGCGGCGACCGTGCTTCGATAGCCGGCTTGGTTTCTGATGGCGAGGGGCGCAATCTAATCAACTATAATAGCATAGAACACTGCCCAGTTAAGAATACTGGAACTTCTCTTTTTTATTCAGAGGGCATTATTAGTCAAATGGATATTAGCGATTTTCTTAAAAGTTTAGTATACGATGTCGTTTTCAGATCATATCGCTCTAATCTTACGCCGCCCGCACGAGACGACGTTACGTCTTTATTTGATATAGATTCTTTTTTCTCTATCAACGATAGTGCAAATGTTCAAGTTATGTCTTTGCTAGTTGAATCAAGTACTTTTGTTGTAGAAGACGGAGAAGTACAAGAGCGAGCACCATTTCAGTTTCCCGGACAATTGTTTAATCTATCTCCTGATTTCTCACCATCTGCTATAAATTTAGATGATGAGCTAGTTAACTCGATGATTATAGCGGCAAGTCACATAATCACTAGGTTATTTGACTTAACATCCAGCCAGGCAGCGTTTTCTGTAAAATCAGAAGTTACAAAATATAATTCAGATATACTAGAGGCGCCATATAGGCTAGCTATACTAGAAAGAATTTTAAGAAAAGCAAAAGACGGAAACTACACTTCGCTTGAAAAGATATTTTTAGTTGCAGTTGCAAGTATATATGATCTACCAGCAACTATTGTTAGAATCAAAGAAGAAGCAGCCGGGAGAACATTAAACGGAGAAGCACAACAAGCTCAGAATTTTGATGATGTACAAGACGACGAAGCACTAATTCCCTGGGCCGCGGCATGCATACACTATGTAGCTAAAGCTCATCAGCGCTCTGACGAGGGTGATGACTACATTGTAGACAATTATACAGACTTAGTTGACACATATTCAGAAAGCCGTCGCGGCCGCAGGTATTTTATAAACGCGAACAGAAGTTGGGTTAGGGACCTAGGTCCCCCCGGTGCAGATATTGGCGGCAATCGCAATGATCCTGCTAGTGTAAAATGGGAAAGAACCAAAAACCTCGTAAGGAATGCTGAAATAACAGTAAAGCAGATAATAAAAAGAACTAATGCTTTGTATTATGATTTAGTGCAACGAGAAGAATGGCCCATTCGTATTGATATACTACAAGATAATGCCACTGGTAATGAATATGTGCACAACACGCGCATTTTAAATAAAATTTTAGATCCAGATTGGATGTACTCATCAACAGTAGAAGAATTTGGTACCTTTTATTCAACTGCGATATCTCTAGCAAACATAGCGGCTTTTGGTTCTAACGCGCAACTAAATGTTTCAGCACCAAGGTTATTGCAAACGATTGGGTTTAATGAAAGTCTCGCCCGGGCACTTCAAAGTAAAAACAAAATAGAGAACTTTTTATGTAAATTAGATTACAGAACTTTTCAGCAGATTTTGGGAAAAGACTCTGGTCCTTTCGTTCTTAATCAGAATGTTCAGTATATTGAAAATTACATACGTGAACAAACTGGCATATCTCTTGCCCAACCGCAAAACAACACCGACCGCACCTTGTTTGGAGATTTCTACCAACAAGTTGCGCCACTTTTAGTTTATAATAGTGACTACTATAGGTCTGCAAGAAATAAAATACAAAATTTTACAATAGAAAGTCACTTTAGCAATGTTGAGACTATAGCGAGTAGATGGAACTACGCTTATCAATTAAATACAGGCATAACTCCTAGAGTGCTTGGAGAAGCAGTCTTAAATAGGGCACTTATAAATGGTCAAGTGTTTGAAGGGTTACTGCAGTCATCAGAGATAAACCAAGTATCAAGACTAGTTGCAAACACTTTTATCAAAGAAAGGGACTTTGTTCGTGGAGACCAGTTGGCATTTAACGAATTTGTACAAAATCCAAACGGCCCAATACAAGAAATATCAGAAGAATTTAGAAGCTTTTATATGTTTGGAAATAGAAATCAAAAAATATTTTCTGTACCAATGGCTGAATACAAGAAGCCAATTAGTCCATTTGGTGAGGCACTAGATGACTGCTATGATTTGTCTAGATTCAGAGAAGGTTATATTTTATTACAACCTTGGATGACAGAACAATTAATCGAGACGCAAGAAGCAAAGCAAATTTTTGAATATATCTACCCAGTCAAAAGGTTTCAATCGATCGCAACAGCTTTTTCTACCTCTGTATTGGCTGGCTATAGCACAATGCCTAGTATTATGCAAACGCCCAAAGCTAGTTTAGCCGCTTTATTAGGCCTTGCAGGAATAAAGAGAACTGAAGAGAGTAACGTGATACAATCAATATCACAAGCAGAATTTTACAAACAAATGACCGACAGTGCTGTTTCAGATCCAAAAGAACTAAGTTGCTTTGGCTTTCCATTCCCAGAAGACTTTTTAGATCAATTTTTAGAGCTATTAGAGCAGCTATTTAAAACATTTCCCTCGATATTTTTTAGAGGAATTGCCAATGCAATAGACCCAGCATATCAAGAAATGAAAAACCATTGGGATAATTGTGATATTGATAAATTAACCTGGAGTGGATATCAGTGGAAATCAACTGTTGGAACTAGAACAATGCATGCTGGTCTGGTCGGTGAATCCGGTGGAGGTAATAGAGATAAAAAATATGCATCAGTACTAACTTCTCCGCTTGTCGACTTACCAGTTGGTTTCAGCAAGGCTATCTATGGAAACTGGACTCCATTACGAAGAGCGGTTACTAGGCTTTCTGGTTATATTATAAAAGGCCCAACTGCAATTATAGACCAAGCTTTTTCTTTTTCCATTCCTTGTTTAGACGAGGCAGGTCAATGGCCAGGAGAACCATTGCCATCCTGGAACAGAGATAGGTATGGTCACCCAATAAGCCCAATAACTGCAATTGCTTTGTCTCTTCCTGAACTTCCGGGTGATAAGAGGCTTAGAACTTGCAGAGACGATCCTTATGATCCAGAGAGGATGGAAGAGAAGTTATGTCCAAATAGTGATATTGAGCTACCACCATTCGGCAATACCACTGAAATAGACGAAGAGTGAATAGTAAAACATTTATTGTTAACACTACTATTTAATACTGAGGTTTATTTATGGCTATTTTACAAACAAAAAACCAAATTCAACCAAAATGGCCGCTGCGCATCGACGAGACGGTTGGTCCTTATGCTTCTGTCAATAATGCCGCGGCTTCGTTGAAGCAAGATTTTTTGTTTTTGTTGCAAACAATACCAGGCGAATGGCCAATGAATCCTGATCTTGGTATTGGTCTAGCAAATTATTTATTTGAAAGTCCAGAATCACTAGAGTTTCTAGATATTAAAACAAAGATACAAAAACAATTAGCAAAATATCTCCCAAATATAACACTGATAAACGCAGGTTTCAATTCAACAAGTGACCAACTAGATGAGGGTGTTTCAACATTGACAATAACATATGCAATAACTGACCTAGGATTATCAGATGAAATAGTATTTGGTTTAGATTTTATAACTAAAGAAGTTTTTCTTCAGGATGTCATGGGTGCCATCGACGCGGTTAACCGCCCAATGGTAGCAAGAGGTTTAAATTTAGGGCAGTTTGTTTGAATTGGGACTTATAATTTTAAGAGAGATTGATGATGACTACAAATAGAACCAGAGAAGTACAAGAAGTTGATTACACCAGAACAAGTTTTTCTGAAATAAAAGAAGACTTGGTTCAGTATATTAAAAGAAACTACCCGGATACATATAAAGATTTCAAAAAATCGTCTTTTGGCTCAATGATGTTTGATTTGGTTTCATATGTTGGAGACCAGTTGCATTATTATTTGGATCATAACGCAAATGAGTCAATCTTATCATACACAAGAGATCCAGAGGTAGCAGTAAGAATAATACAATCTTATGGTGTGAGCCCGGCACTGAATCCAGTAGGAGTAGGTGAATTAGCTGTTCACGTCCTGTGTCCAGCCAACTCAACTGGGACAGGTATCGATACTAATTATATTGTTACAGTTCGAGCCGGCTCAAAATATAGATCAGCTGCCGGCTCGATTTTTACTCAAATGGCAGACAAAAGATTAACGGCTGATAATTCTCAAATTGTTGGATACAACACAGTGGCTGACGGCTCTAGGATAAATTACTATGTATTAAAGTCAACAGTTCCAGTTGTATCAGGAGAAGAAAAAACATACACGGTTGATGTAGGTAACTATCAAAGATTTTTAAAGGTGGAAATACCAGATCCATCGATTACGGAAATATTAAAAGTTCAAGACTCCAACAAAAACGACTTTTTTCAAGTTGACCATTTAAGTCAAAACACGATCTATAAGCCTATAGTAGATCCGGCGAACCAAGACTCTTTAGTTAAGGCAATATTAAAGCCGGTTCCTGTTCCTCGTCGTCACATAGTCGAAAAATCAATAGACCGCACATTCTTAGTCTTTGGTCACGGTTCAAGTCAAGACTTAAAAACTAATGCAATCGCAGAACCTTCGAAAGTGACTCTCAAGCTTTCAGGTAAAGAATATGTGGCATCTCCAAAATCAGACCCAACAAACCTGGCCTCTTCAGATACCTTGGGTGTTGCGCCTCAAAACACTACGATCACCGTAACATATCGCAGCAATACGGTAGAAAATACAAATGCAGCAGTCGGTACAGTGACTCAAGTTGTAGAGCCGATATTGTTTTTTGAAAACGAGCAGTTATTAGATCCATCAAAAGTTTCTTTTATAAAAAACAACATAGAAATATATAATGAGGAGCCAATAAACGGGAACATCTCAATCCCAAATACGGAAGAATTAAAAAGAAGATATCTAGGAACCTATGGGGCTCAAGGAAGGGCGGTAACAAAACAAGACTATGTTTCGATGGTTTACTCAATGCCCGAAATCTATGGCGCGATTAAAAGAGCATCAATTATTAGAGACACAAACGACCTGAGAAGAAACTTGAACATGTTCCTGGTGGCAGAAGGTGCGAATGGAAAACTTCAGGCGCCCACTAATCTATTAAAACAGAATGTAAAAACTTGGATAGATTCAGTCAGAATGATCTCTGACAGCGTTGACATTTATGACGCAAATATCATAAATTTTGGAATTGATTTCAAAGTAGTTTTAAAGAGAAATGTAAATCAACAGACAGCAATATCTGCAATTAAATTAAGGCTGTTTGAGGAATTGTCGTCAATACCACCAGAAATTGGTGAACCTCTGTACAAAACAGAGATTATGAGAATTATACAATCCATACCAGAGGTCGCAAGCGTTCCTATCTTGGACGGCGTAAAGGTCAGTTCAATTGTTGGGTCAAGCTATACAGATTACTATTACGATGTTGAAACCAACACATCACCAGATGACAGTTATATTTTCATCCCAGAGAATAGTATTTGGGAAATTAAATTTATCGACGATATTAAGGGGACCATAGTAGGATAATGAGTATTAAAAGATATAATTCAACTAAAGACAATACAATTGCTAATGCTTTAAGAGAAAATTTGACTGCTAGGTCTACGAAGGCCAATATGGGCGCATCAGATATATTAGAGTTGTTTTCTATATATGGCCAGGCCAGTTCAAGTTCTGTCGAGCAAACTAGAATACTTCTAGAGTTCCCAGTGAATACAATTGCATCAGATAGGACTTCTGGAAAAATACCAGCTTCCGGTTCAGCAAAGTTTAAATTAAAGCTTTCGAACACGCCTCATGGGCAAACAACTCCTGAAAATTATACTGTCATAGTGCATCCAATTGTTAGAGACTGGACAGAGGGTGATGGCTTAGACATGGAAAGTTACTTAAACTTGGGCGCGAGCAATTGGGCTTCAGCTAGTTCCGGAGTACCCTGGCACACTACTGGTTCAGATTACTTAAGTTCCAGTTATGCTTCAAAAGTAAATATACCTTTAGAATATACTCAGTCACTAGAATCTGGTACAGAAAACATAGAGATAGATATAACACCTTGGACAGAAGAGTGGCTAAAGAACCAAAACAACACTGGCCAAGCAGCCTCCGCATCAGTGGAGCTTCTGGGGGTGCCAACTGTCAACGATTCTCTTACTATATTTTCTCATGAAGGTAAAAAAGTTGTATACACTTTTATCAATGAATCAACGTATACGGTTGGCAACAATGTTTTTCTAAAGATGAGTGCTTCCGCAGCAGACATTACAAAGGATATTCACCGTAGACTTAGTTCAGATTTTGATAGCAAAATAACAACAAACCGCGGCGGAGCTATTCTGACACTTACTCAATCTGTTCCAGGGTTTCATGGAAACACGATTATCAGTACTACAATGGAGAATTCTGAAGCAACCATAGCTCAGTTTGCAGGCGGCCATGGTCTTCCAAACTATGGGATTGTATTAAAATTACGGGATGATTTTGAGAATGGCTCTAAAGATAGATCTTATTACACTAAAAAGTTTTATTCTAGAAGTTCTCATGAGTTTTTCTTAAAGCCTCAAATAGAAGCACAATGGAATGATTCGATAAGGGATGACCGCAACAGCATAGTAAAATCCAGCCCTCTTGTTCCAGCAGCCAATAACCTTAATAGCATCTACTTGTACAATCGCCAAAACGGGAGCTTTATAGACATTCCAGCACCTTCAAACTATGTCTTGGCACAATTGATGACTTCTTCTACTGGTGGTACAGCTCAAACACTTGTTCAAGCTGGAGGTGTATCTGCAGGAGCACTAACTTTTATAACTGCTAGCAAAGTTAGTACAGGGGTTTATAAAGCACAATTCGAGTACGCCGGCGCCCAGACAGAATTATACGACATGTGGTACAAATCAGATGGAACAGGCGCATCTCTGACCCCACTTGGAGTAACAGGGTCTTTTAGTGTAAAGACACAGACATCAGACAATTCATATGTAGTGCCAAATTATAAAGTTTCTATAACAAATCTAAAGGACTCTTATCTACAAACTGAAAAAACAACATTGAGAGTGTACACAAGAAATAAAAATTGGCAACCTAATATCTACACTGTTGCTAAGAATACAGCTCCGGTTAACACAATAAGAGACTTATATTATAAAATAACTAAAGTTTCTGACAATTATGATGTAATATCATATTCTACAGGAAGTACGCCTAGTTATTCATCTTTGTCATATGATGTAAGTGGCTCCTTCTTTGATTTAGATATGTCTTTACTTGAGAAAAATAACGCTTATGAAATTTCATTTGTTTTTAAAGATGGATCTAATTACATAGAGCAACAGGAAAAGTTTAGATTTAGAGTTGATTCATGAAAAAAGACAACAAATTTCTTGACCCAATATCAGAAGAAAGAAAAAGTCAGGTATTTATCGGGGACCGCTTCTCACCAATATCTTCTGAAGAAAATGAGCGATACAATGATGTCGTAGAATCTCCTGAATATGCGTCTGCTTATAAAAAATTAGTAGAAAGAGTTCTACCTGCGATAGATATCAGAGAACCATCAACTTGGGCTACATACGGCAGCGCGGAAAAGTATTATAAAAATTCCTTTGAATACATACACAATTCATATCCATATGATGGTTCTGCTTTAGAGAAAATTAATTGGTCACTCAGTGCTAGTACAATAGATCTCGCAGTGTTACAACATGAATATCCGCTTGAAGTTGGCCATGTTGGGTTTTCAACTTCAAGCTGGGGAGATCTTGATGGATCTAAAAGTGGAAGATACGGCTTATCAGACAACCCACAATATATTAAGTTTTCCGGCGGCCCTTATGTTGGGACTGTTTTGGATAGTGCAACAAAAAGAGAAAGTAGTTTAAAAATTGATCCTTCTATTGGTAACACCGTTGAATTTTGGTTGCGAAAAAATTCTTTTATAGATTCATCGAAGACAGAAAGTGAAATTGTGTTTGATTCACACACTGTCGATTCAGCTGAGGGAACTAGTGCTTATGGTCGCTTTTTACTAGAGCTTTCAGCTAGTAGTGGTTCCCCAGTGTATGTTACTTATATGTCTGGTACCGCCGGCGCAAATCGTCAGCAAATTGGTCAAAATTTGACAACTGCATCAATAGCAGATGGAAGTTTTCACCACTATGCTTTGACCGCATACCACACTGGTTCTAAATTACAGTTAGAACTTTACGTCGATGGAGCTTTTAACCACAAGATTTCAGTCAACGCGGCAAGTATGGGATCAGTCGATGGCTATTTTAATGCCTCTCTCGGTGCTTTACGTGCAAAAAAAGACAATAATGGCGGTTTAGGTTATGGCAAATTAAGTGGGTCAATTGACGAGTTTAGGTTTTGGAAAGTAAAAAGAACAGCCGAAGAGATAGGCAATTATTTTGATTTTCCAGTTAATGGCGCTACTGACGAAGAAAGAATAAATAGTGATTTGGGTGTATATTTTAAGTTTAATGAGGGTATCACTAACAAAATTGAAGACGATAAGATTGTACTTGATTATTCGGGACGCTTAAATAATGGCGAAATTGTTGGATATGTTTCAGGGTTTAGGTCAAATAAATCAGCTATAACTATCTCTAGTACATCTACCCAAATAGAAACAGGTGACCCTAGTATAAATTCATCGGCTGCAAATGTCAAAACAAGTTTGGACACATTAGTTAAGATTGGCCAAGCTTGGGATGAGCAAAATCATGCATCACTATTTAAAAGTGTGCCGCAATGGGCATACGATTCGCGAGCTGGCTCAAATAATTTAGATAGTGATTTTTCTATTTTATTGCAAGCAATAGGTCAAAAATTTGACGCTATAAAGATGCTTATAGATGGTTTACCAAAGATTGGCTTTAGTCAATATAGGGATTATATTTATGCAAAAGGCACAGTAAACCATAATGAAAACTTTTATGCTGTTCTTGGTTGCGAAAAGGACTTTAATATATCCTATAGGCAAATGTTTGGTGAAGAAAATTTTTCGGTTCAAAATCTTCTAGGAAAAGGCTTTAGAATAGAGGACGCACCCATCGCCAGCCGCGCAGATCTTAATGAATATTTTTATAATTTAAAATTTGGAATAGCAGATTCAAAAACATCTTTATCAGAAGCATTTATACAGTCAAAAGTAGAAAATACAAAAAACAAAATTTTAAACGCAATACACGCAAATTTACCGAACATATATAAAACTAAGGGTACCCATGAGTCATTTCGTAATCTTATTAGATGTTTTGGTGTAGATGAAAGTTTAATATCTTTAAATGTGTATGGTCAAAATGTTGAAAAAATATTGACTAATAGCACAAACTATGAAGCACTTAGAATTAAATCTATGGCCTTTACCGGATCAAATAATGGTACAGTATTACTTCAAACAGCTTCTGCGGCAAATGAAAGAAATTATATTGAGGGTAAATCTTCACCATCATCACTAACAGCCGAGGCAAATATACTTTTCCCTTATGTTATAGACGATAACAAGACAGCCATTACAGCTTCTGTTTTTGGTTTAAATGAGGTTGAAGGATCAAACTTATCAGTAACTGCACAAAACAATTCAGGATTCAGGGTTCAAACAATAAAGTCAAGCACCTTAAACAATGGGTGCTATTTTAGGTTAACCAGCTCCGCAGCAATTTTTGACACGTTAACAACTGATTATTTTAGCGAAGTTTATGCAAATGTTCCTTGGTACCTAGCAGTTAAATACACTGAAGATACAAGTAGTCCTCTTTTAAACTCTGATAATAGATCTACACAAAAATATAAGGTAGAATTTGTTGGCTATAGGTATGATATCGGAGTAAAGACTTTACAGTTTCACTTAACTTCCTCGATAACTGAAGCAAATTATCAAAGTTTGATGGCGGGTAACAAAAGTTTTTTCTTGGGAGCAGACAGGCAAAACATAATAGGATCTTTATCTAACATCGCTGATTCTAAGGCCTTAACATTTAGTGTCTGGGATGACAATCTAAGCTTAGAAGATATGCAATATCACGCAAAAAGCTTGAACAATATAGGAAGAGAACATCCGCTAGATAGAAAGACTGGAAACCAAGGACCGTCGCGACTGCAGGCAGATACGTTAATCTTAAATTGGCAGTTTGATGATACCCAAGAGCTGAACACAAGTACAAGCTACATATATGACTTTGCAAGTGGCTCTTCTAAAAATATAAGAGATTACGGACCTATTGTGGGTTACAAATATCCAGCAGTTACATACAATTTGCAGCATCAAAGGGGAGCAGTTCAGCAAGAGTTTCTGTCAAGTGTGAGAAATTTTACAGTCGATAACTTAGCATCTGAATCAAAAATCGAAATAAAAGCTCGAGAAGTTGATATCTTTGAATTAGATAGCAGACCCGTTACATATTTACACTCTTATGAAAAGAGTATGTACCAGGTTATATCAAAAGAGATGTTGAATATGTTATCGGGTATAGAATCATATAACAATCTCATCGGAGACCCGGTATACAAATATAGGCAAGAATATAAGTCACTAGAAAAACTCAGAGAAAGGTTTTTCTCAAAAGTTGAAAATGACATAGATCTAGAGAGGTTTATAGAATACTATAAATGGATCGACGGTTCTTTAGCTAAACTGCTGCAGCAACTTCAGCCTGCCACTACAGATATGAACTTAGGTCTCCAAGACGTTGTTGAAAGTCACGCTTTAGAAAGAAGTAAGTATAAGCATCAAGCGCCACAGTTTGAATATAAAGACCCGAAGCTTGTAGGACAGATTCTTGGTGTTAACGAGCTTTTATATGATTGGCAGCATGGTCATGCACCACTAAGTAATAGCCAATCTGATAATTGTCTGTGGTGGAACGATAGAGCGAGTCGAATTTTAAATAAATTTATAACATCTAGTAGTGATTCTGCAAATAAAGATAGGGAAGAACTAAGACAAAGAAAGAACACTGATGTAAGTGGCTCAACATATGTTTTACGAAAGTTATCAAAACCATACAAGTTTGCTGGAGAAAATTCTCATGTTCTTAACATTGGTTCGAACAGAAAAGCAAATAAAAACAAGTCCCTGTACAAGCCAATTATTGCAACAGGTAAAGAAATAAAAATAGAAAGCTCAGATATATATGAATTCAAGCAATGTAACGATGTAATTGATCCACAAGAGGAAAAGATTTACACTGCAAAAACCGACACAACTGGAACAGAAGGATATCTTGATGCAGATGCAGATATGGTCCTTCCATTTAGCCTATACAGTTCCTCAGCTGGAACAGATTTTTCAAATTTTAAATCTAATTTGAAAATTACGAACAACCATGATGACGATACTGGCGTAATTCAAAGTCCTCACATGCGCTCAATCGTTGGTGGCATGCCACATAGAAGAGTTAAATTCGCCACTCCCGGTAAAAATAGACCTGAAGCGTACAATCTTGTAGCAACAGCTACTACGTTGACTCTAAAGCAGACTCAGGGGCCTAAATCTTATACTCCTAGAGGATTGGGGATAGCTACAAACTATAGTATAAGAAACATTAAAGCAAACGCTAGTAGCATTTATTCATCATCGAGTCTTGGTAACTACACTTTTGATTACGATATTGTCATGACTAGCGGTCGCAACGTTAATAATTCTTACTTAATAGAAAGTGGTAGTATAATCATAACCCCTGTGTCAGAAGGTTATGTAGCAGGTCTACCGGACTTTACTTCCCCAGTTAGAGGCAGAGCTGAACATATAATTGTTAATCAATTTAGCTCCCCCGGTGGACCTGAGACACAAGGCGTGTATGGCAGAGACAAAGAGTCAGGTGAGTACTCTGTATACAATACATTAAATTACAGAAATCTTTCAATTCGGCAACCACTTAATAAGTTATCTGCGGAAAAGTCAGAGCAATTTGGATTTAGATTAGGTTCTACTGTAAATGCATCGATGCACATGACAAACAGGAATCACTTTTATTCAGTGATTTCAGGGTCCGACGGTGATGTTTACGGCAAGCAAATTAGACCAGACAATCAATTTGTACAACATGCAATACCGCAGAATGATTTTGGTTATTCTTGGATAACAGCCAGTGCTCTCAATAGTAAGTTTGATTTTGTGGAAGCAAACGATGGTTTTGGGCACCAACATATGTTTGACACTGGTAGTGCAAAAGCAATACAATTTCTAAGTGCTAGTCTTTTTGGTAGCTATGTAAATCGCACCGAAGTTGGCGATGGCATTGTTACAAGACGCATATTTGGTATAGATGTTGAAGATTCTGATCTTTCATATAATTCTTCCGGCGTTCAAATAGATTTTTTGGGTTTTATCCCAGTAGATCTAGCTGGCTTAAACACCCATATTGTCGACGAAACTAACACAGACACAAACACAATAGGGCAATCTATAGTTTTGTCATTTGATGAAGAGTGGACAGAGGGGTCAAGTGCTCTCGTGAACGCAAATTATATTAATCAAAGTTTTTCTGGCCAACGACTTTCAATTCGCTCTAGTGGCAATGTTACGCTTACCGAAGCGACAGAGACTAGCAGTGAAGACGGTGACATCGACCTAACCGCCGCAGTTGCTGTTTTCGGGAATTCCTATGGTTATGGTGTCGCGACCATTTTAAATTCAATTATACTTAATCGTCAAGGACCTTACGGTTGGCCAACGTGGAAGCAACTTAGAGGCGGAAACCATCCAATTATCCGAGCACATAGAAAGACAAATACATTTTCACGAGTTTTCTTAGGCGACCCAACAGTTGGTGTAAGCTCAATTATCCAAGCAGAAGAAACACCTTCTATGAACATCGCCGCTCAAACTCATCGTAATATTTCATCTGACGCGTATGTTAGGGCGAGGTTCTTGGATGATAAGCCTAGTTTTAACAAGAGCAGGATGGTTAAGAATTATATTGAGCCAATTGCGTCAACAAAGTCAAAACCAATTAGGATCACTATTCACGGTGGCCAATCTGTAAGAGTGCCAAATGGACAGCAGGTACAATATACAGACGGTGCAAATCCGTCTTTGCCACAATACTTTACAGCTAAAAGAGAAGAACAACCTAGGATGACACAGCGTCTTAGAGAATCATTGTGGGTTATGGACGGCGTATACTATGAAGAGCTAAACATTCCAGCTTCAAAAGTCTCTACTTACAAAGAGACGCTTCAAAACGATTTGACAACATTTTCAAATGAAGAGCTAATAAAAGATATAAGACTAAAAGAAAAAGATTACCACAAGTCATTCGATATGATTTCGAATATCACTATTGACAGTACAAAGGAGGCGCTTCCTTTGGAGGTCAGCTATCTTGAGACAATTTACCCTCGAGAAGCCAATGCTTATACCGAAAACGCAAGAGAAAGGGTCAATTTTGATTACTTCCCTTTTAATTCATCGCGAGATCTGAGAAACCAAGCGTTAACAGGTAATATATCAAATAATGTAAATAATACTTTGCTATTCTTAACAGGCAATAATGGATTTTATGCTTTTAGTGAGTTTGTTTCTAACAATACGGATGACTATAAAAACTCTATTTTTGGTAAGTTTGATATACTGAGGCTTGGTCGAGCTAGTTCTACAGATGATTCCAAAGTCATACCATATTATATAACATCTTCTACTTGGGTTCTTGACTCAAGAAAAGACTTTACAACAAAGCCTGTCGATATTACAAAATCTTTTTTAAATGATGGCAATGCGTTTTTAGTAGGAGACACCACTACACAGGGTAAACTTGGAGAAGGTTTACTACAAAATGATTTTAGTACATTTCCTTTGGGCATGAACAACCTTTATGGAACACCGCCAATATCACTAGTGTACAACAGAAGGATACCACAGCCTCACAGTACAGCTGTTTACTTATCCGGAGAAGCGAAGTGGGAAGCAGCAGACACTACTAGGGGTCCGTTTTATGATTCTTACTCTGACTATTCGGAGGAGATAATTAACGTCGCTCCAGATCACTCAATTGTCCCAGAGTTTAGAATGAGTGAAATAGTTGAAGACGCAATAAGGGGAGATAGAGATTATCCAAATATTGGAAATGACTTTTTAACTCTTACGGGCGCAATATACCAAAACTCTTCAGGCGATGTTAATGTTGGGGGCAACTTTTTTAAGACTTATTCAAACAGCGATTTTTTAAAGTATTTTTCTTTGTATGATGAAAATACAATTGGCGCCCCCAATGATCCAGAATTGCCACTCAAGCATGCCAGAATAAATCTGAAATGTAAAGCAGCCATGAAATTTTTGCCTTATAAGGGATTTTATCCTGCTGAAAGAGCTGTAGAATTAGCAAAACTGTTCAATGATAATTACCTGTCAGATGATCTTATAGACGCAGCCAGAGTAAAGGTACCAGCAGCCGGCTCATTAACTACTACCCAAGCTAGAAGGTATGCGAAACTAAGAGCAAATGCATCGAGATATCAGGCATCAAAGCCACTCTTTGGGCCAGGTCTGCTGTTAAACTCTATAAAATCTGGAATAGCAGTCGACTATCCGATATTTTCAGGCTCTTTTGATAGTGTTTACAACAATTTACCAGAATTAACAATAATGACTGACTTTAGTACAATCAGTATGCCGTCTACCAACTTATTTACGGGCTCATTGATTAATAATAGTCTTGGAGCTTCTAACCTAGGGATACCTAGATTGACAGGGAGTGTTGTTGAGAGAATTCAGTTCGAAGACTTACTGAGTCCGACTAATATATTTGGTAAATCAATGTACGATAATGAGCCACACCCTAGTGCTAGTTTGATATATGGCGACCAACATTTTCATAAAATTATTGAACGCCCCGGACTATTTGGCCGTTTTGATGAAGATGATGCTCAGGAGAGGTTGGGGATAACCTTTGCAAACACCAGAAGAGCTTTTTCAAGGCAGATAAGTCCTTACACTATGGCGTCTCAAAACTTCGCTGCTGAAACAGTAAACTTTTTTCTTGAAGACGGCCACCTAACAACAGCTATATCAAAGCCAATCAGAGAACGTTTTGAAGCTGGCACTTACAAAATGAGAGTACATTTAAATAACATTAACACTGTTATGTATGATAGACACTCTGCTTTTGGTCCTCCAGTTGATGATTCTGCTCAAGGGGTGAACTTGACCCAGTATACGCAAGTGGGCTCGACCGCGACAAAGCCTAGTTTTACGCTCACTTTTAACGACCATCACGGATCTGGTGGCTCTGTGCAGTATAACGTTAATGCTGCAACAGCTTCGCATTTTATGCCACAGCTGGTATTTACAGATGAAAATAACAAATCTTTGCATGTGTTTTTATATAATGAAGACCACTTCACTGCTCCAAGCAACCCTTCGTCTGAATCTGGAGCAGTAAAGATTTATTTGACATCATCAGCAAACGCCGGCGTCAAATCAATATTCACCTCCAATGGTGCAGGCAATCACTGGGCCTTTGGTCAAGATGACCATGTTGCTTTGATAAACGTAAAGAACGCCCTTGGTACAGCTGTAGCCACTAGTTTTGAGACAGCTTTAACAAATGCTGACCTTGGGCTAGATGTTACAATAAATAAAAGCAGCAATAACTTAACTGTAACATCTAATGTATTTGGCCCAAGAAACAATTTTAGTTATGCTGAGAGTCAAAAGGGCGATGGCGAGCCGTTCGATTCATCAGCGCCGCATTTACAATCTTTTGTCGGAAGCATGCTTACTTTTCCAGTTTTTAATTCTTCTGGTCTTCCCTCTGAAGGTAGCTACCAAGATGGCACAACTGGCGCAAAGGCTAAACTCGAGGGTAAAGTTTACACGCAGACTCACAGTGGCTTTATCAGCATTATTACTGACGGTGAACCAGGCCAGCCAGCCTCTTTCACCACAAGCACAGTAACATCTAAAACTGAACATGGCTTTGCGCCATTTGTTCCACCGTTTTTAGATCCAAATGCTACACCTTATGTTGAGATTACTTTTACTCCAACGGAGTCAAGAGTTTACGGCGCACCAGAAATAATAGAGAAGTCTACATACGAGTATTATAATTTTCATACAGCACCATCAAATGCTAATTTTAATACAAATTACAAGCAATCTATGTCACTTTCAGCGTCTTTAAATTTAGGCATGTGTGTGACATTGAGGACTGATAACTTAGAGCAAATAGAGGGTCACCAACCAGATGCAGCAAATGGTTTCAACCTTCAGCAAGTTGATCCTAATAATTTATTACAAAGGTGGGTTATACAAACCAAGTGGGAAACCCCAGTTATGGATTTTTCTGATGTTAAGGCGTCTGCATACAACTTGCAGACAGATGCAATTACTCAGGTCAGTGGCTCACCTTGGAAAACTAGATATTGGGACACCTACTATGAGCGTGGTTTACCAAAAGCAGGCTCTACAACGGGAACTTTTCTGACTGGCTCTACAGGTATGTGGCACCAAAAAGGCACTATTTTAAATGAAAAAGATGCCAAGGGTTACTTTTTATCTATCAAAGATGTCGCCCAAGCAGATGGTTCTGGTGGCTTAGCTGAAAAGCTTGGATTTAATAATGAAAATGAACCCTCAGTGGGCGGCCTCAAGAGAGCTAAAAATTACAGAAGCAGGATTGGCTTAGTAGAAGACAGAAAAATAGTGAAAGAGGCTATTGTAGCTATACCGTATACTGTAAGAGAAGATCTTGAGAACATAATAGAGTTTGTGAAACTTAATGACCAATACTATCAAATCGCCAAACAAAACGTCGAAGAGGTCAGGAACCAAATGAAAACGACCCCTTTAACTGACAGAATATTAACGATTGAAAGTTATAACAGCTATAAAGCAGAAATGGACATTAGGACAAAAGTCCCAACTTCAGATGCGCCTATTGATGCAATTGAATATCAACTGTTTATGATGGATGAATATATCTTACCACCACAGTTTGATTTCACTAGAGTTCCAAGAAATGCTGCAGCCCGGGATATACCAACCCCATTTATGATGTATTTCTTTCAATTTCATGCTTCTTTTGATAGGGAAGATCTGTCGAATATCTGGCAAAATCTTTATCCAAAATCGCCTGAGAGTACAGCCAGTCCACGATATTCATATACCAATGAGCAACTATTGGGAAGACTGAGACCACATAATGATATATCGTATGTTAGCCACTACTTGGAAACAGTAGAGCTTAATGGATCTCCTCTGTGCCCAGCTGACAATCCCAGATCCTTATTCTCGCCATCTGGTGATAATAAAACAAGGTGGATGGTTTTTAAAGTTAAGCAGCGTGGCGTCAATAGTCTTGAAAAAATAAGAAGAAGATCTATTGACCCAAGAGAAGAAAATATAGAAAGCTTGCAATATTTAGCTGCTGCAAAAAGTTCAGAAACTGGGTTAACTTTACCGAAGAACTTACCAGGCAGAAGAGAAGACGGTACAATGGACTTGCAGTTTAACTGGCCATACGATTACTTTTCGTTTGTGGAACTAATTAAGCTAGATGCTAAAATCGATAGTTTCAACTATCTGAATAATGACGAATAATAAAATAGGTGATATTTTATAAATGGCTTTTTTTGATAAAAAACAAGATGTTTTAGATATAAAACTTACTCAATTTGGAAAGAATCTTTTAGCTCGCGGAGCCTTCAAACCAGTTTTCTACAGATTTTTCGACGACGGAATATTATATAATTCGGAGGCTGCTGGTTTTAGCGAGCCACAGAAAAGGTCGGAGGAAAGAATAAAAGAATCTCAGAGGCTAGATACCCAACACCTAGTTGTTGGCGTAGAAACAAGATTCGATGAAAACCAAAATCTTATAAATTCTGGTTCCATGAAGACTTTCATGGAAATAAAGAGAAGACAAGACCCCTTAATAGCAGATAAGATTTTGAAATACCCACTGTCGAATACAAAAATAAATTCACAAACTGCACCATCTTTTAGGGTAAATATTTTAGACTCAGAAATTAGCAGCTCTTCTGACACAATAAATGTTGAAGGTATTTCACTTCCTGTGCCACAGTTAAACATTTCTTCATCATTTGAGTTGATAGAAGACAGAACAAGACAGCACGATATTGATCCTGGTATCTTAGATTATCAAGTTTACATAGATCTGCTATCTAACAATATAGGCTTTGTAGATAATAGTGAGTTGAGAGTTACGGAGAAAAATATCATTATAGATATAGAAGAAACTGACATAAACCAACTAAGAGAAAACTTTGAAATAGAAATTTTTGAAATAGATGAAAACAACGATATAGTAAAAATTGAATCAGAGGAAGAGTTTAAAAAATATTTCACAATTGAAGTAGACGATGAAGTGATCAAAGACTCTACTATCACACCAAGACATGGCCGCTTTTACAGGGATGACAAATAAAAATGCCTAGCCATACCCCTTTAGTGTCGTCAGAGATAATACCTGAGTTTGCTATTAGAAAGATAATTGTGTCTAATGAAAAAGCTACGATACTTTGCGCACTTATGAGACCTAGAGACATAAATTATGATAATTGGCTAGGTTCAAGCGAATTTAATCCATACGTAAAATATTATTTTATTGCCGTCCCTAAATTAAGCGAATTAGAATTATCACGTTTTTATTACCCATCTTTAAGAGTCGAAGGTTTATACTCTATTTCCGGAGGTAGAAACCTAGCACTTTGGGAAACTGTGCTTGGACCAAGAAACCAAACAGAAGTTGATAACAATAGACCAAACCCTTTTAACCTAAAAGGATACACAGCAGTTACATTAGAGGAAATATTGCAGGGTCAATACTTTTTAAAAGACCCGCTTATCGCAGCAGAAGATCAAGTGCCAATAAACCAAGGACTTTTAGACGACCCAGAAGGCTATAATACTTCTTTTGAAGTTACAATTGATTTATTAAATAACCCACTTGGCGAACAAGAAGAAGAGCTAAACATTATGGCATTTGCACAAATGGATTTACTTAGACTAAAAGAGGATTTCGGTCTTAGAGCTATGCGCCCTTTGTCGCAAGTAGGATCAGAATTAATATATGAAAATTGCCTAGTTAGGTCAAGGCAGGGGTTTCGCACTAACGGCTACATGGTTGTCCCAGAAACAAGAAGAGTGTTTTTTATGGAAAATGGGGAAGCCTACACGGGACCAGCTCATTATCATTCAGAAGATAGCCCGGCCCCATCTGGCTATGTTGGCTGGATGGCTGGCCCTGCCCAAGGTGAGATGCAAGAAAGGGAAAAACTTTCTGTAAGAGAAATAGAAAACACAAAAGTTGTATCAAGAATTTTTGTACAAAGAGCACTTTCACTAGAGGGTATGAACCTCTCGCAAGATAGGGTGTACAACGGCTACAATGGAAATGAGTCATCAGACATATTTGATCCAGATTTGTTATCTTTTGGGGATCAAATCTTGCAGGCTTTAAATGTACAGCTTGGGCATTTATCGTCTATTAGCAGGGACAGGGTCAGTCAGTATGCCGACACTCTAAGGGATCTAACTATAACATCCTTAAGAAGAGGTAACATCAACTTAACAGATACATCAATAGATCCAGAAGATCTAGCGTGGGTGTCGACAGATGAGGAAAGAATATATCATGGCGGCATAATTTTATTAAAAATGGATGATATAATTACATCTAATTCTGCACTAGGGTATATCTACAATTTGCACAACAATAGCGATTCGAACACTAGTAGGAATATTTTAACAGAAATAATGCGACTTTCCAAGGTAGAAAATTTTTCAGTTTCGCGAGTTAGATTAACTGCACACCCACAAGGCAATAATTCTGTTTCATCACCAGATTATGAGGACTACGATAAAAATCAAATAGAAAAACATCTTATCAGAACCAGTGCGCCCAGAGCCGGATCAACACAATCTATTATTACCGCGGCCACAAATACAGATTCGAGTATTTTTGAACTTCAGCCAAAAGTTACAAACAAAACAAAGACTATTATTATAAAAGATTATGATTTATTCCGCCATACAAATAAAGCAAAGTACGAATACAATCTTGAAATAACTTTAGAAGATGGTATACTGTGCTACTTAGAAGCAAAAAAAGAAGAGTATAGCCTGGCCCTTAAACAGTATTCTGAATATGTCAATGAGGCTTCGAGGCCCTATCTAGACTATAGACAATCAAATTATTATAATGGCAGTCAGTTTGAAAATGGCTTACAAGATCAACAAAACAGAGAACAAGCTAATGCAGTTGGAAATTATAACTATTCAATAGGTGACTTTTCAGAATTTTTTAAGGAAAGATCACAACAACTTAAATATAGAAGCGATAATATAGTTGATTTATATGCTGAATTGTTATATGTTTTAACTGCAAAAGAGCAGTTTAACTCTGACGAACTAAAACAAGTCAAAAGATCGTTGCTAGCTAAGAACACTACGATAGAAACATTAGAATATTTCTTAGATATAGCACAGAAACTAGAGTTAAAATTAAATTATCTTCTAGAGCCATACAGGGTGATACAACCAAGTATTCTTGACTTGGGTAATAAGAAGAAAAATATTTCAAATACAGTAAGGTTTCCAAATAAACTAATAAAAGTTTCGGGACGTGCAAACATAATAGCAAAAACGTTTCCAAACAATTCTGTGTTCCTTCGCGCGGCATTACCTAGAATACCGACACAGGAAGAAATCACAGTAAGTGGCTTGCCTACTTTACCATTAGCTCCTGTAGCACCTTCTCTGTTTTATGGTCTAACAGAGGCGGTAGTGATACCTCGAGGAAATACGGATGAAGGTGCCTTCTCACTAGACACTGAAAGAACTTTCAGAAGAGAAACAATAGTGAGTACCAACCAGTTAACTACCGATGAACAATTTGAGCAGGCAAATTCAAGAGTTCAAGCGGCGATACAAAAAAGTAATTTTGCACCGGTGACGAAAACTGAAAATACAATGTCTGTCTTAGATGAATTAGACGAAGTTGACAACCTTTTAACACAGTACGGGGGCGCATCTTTGGAGTCTATGATCACTAAGGCTACTGCAACATCTGAGTCAGAGATTCTAAACAAAGGGATAGAAAAAGATAAGTTTATGACAAAAGATCTACAATCTTCCATAGTTAGTTCAGTAGTGCTTTCTGATAATTCTGAGTCATTTGAAAAAGAAATGGAAGAAAAATACAAAGAGACTTTTGCAAACAGAGAGGCGCTCAAAGAGGTCTATAATACAATCAAGACTACACTAGCTGTAAATAGTTCTATTAAGAGGGCTAAAAACGCTGCGACTTTTAAGGAAAAGGTCCAACAAGGTAAGAGTGGTATCGCCTTAAAAGCAGAGAAGGAAAAAGAAAATCAAAAAAATAAAAAAGCTTTAACAGAAAAATCTTTTATCCCGATGGCGATTAGTCCAAATGGCCTTGTCCCAGCGACAGAAGTTGTAGAGCCAACAATTGTAATATATAAAAACCAGTCAAGCGCCTTGGGTAACGCGGTTTTGACAGACAATGTTATACTTTTACAATCACAGCAAACAACAGTAAGAGATGACAATAGGCAAGATTATCGAACTGCTAGTTCTAACGTTCCAATATCAAACCGTAATCAAAGTACATTATCTTCTGGAGTCGCTAGTTCTAATAGCTCAATAACAAATCGTAATCAAAGTACACCAAGCGGGACTAGTTATTAATATTAGGTAGGTATAATTTATGGCCATAAGAAATCCGTGTGACGAACAAAGACAAGAACCTGAGATTCAACCAATACAGTGCCCTCCTGGCCAAGTCTTATCCAGCAACGGCAGGTGTATACCCTCGTGGATGATCCGCCCACAGACCAATATTATTCCAACAACTGTTCTTCCTCCGGTTCAGGATCCCTTTGCAAGAGAAGTGGCGATAGATGCTGGTCAACCGCCTCCGCCGCCAAGTCCACCAGAGGCTCCGCCTCCTGAAAATATAGATGAATTAATAGAAGAAGGAGCTATTACGGAAATACCTTATGTCTCGGCAACTCGTGATTTGACCACGATTAATGAAGAGAATTTTTATGTCTTAAGCGAAGATGCGCGCACCCGCATTGAGGAGGCCAGGATGAACCATTCGTCAGTCTGGTTAAGGCAGAAAAACTCAGAAGACCCAGTGATAGATGAAATTGACAGGTTTAGGTTGTGTTTATTAAATTTTTGGAATTTTAATGGGGAATACGAAAGCATAACAGTTAGACCAGCAGGTGATAGTCGTTTACCAGAACCAAACTCGATACAACTTAACCAGCCATCTGGACACGAGCTGCTTGAATATTCTTTGCTTGTGTTGAGATCTGAATTACCCGAGCTTAATAATCCAGCGCTAACCTATTGGAAAATGGATATAGATACTGATGGTTATAAATTGATGGAAAACATGCCATTTCTGTTTCCCAGAGTATCTATTGAACAAATAAAGGATTATTTTGAACAAGGAACAGCCGAAACACACATCATGGATATGTATATGGCCGGCGCAAATTCATCAGCATGGCTCTTGGACA